TGTAACGGTCAGAACGGCGTTAGTCCAGATGTTGCCAATCATTTTGGCGTTAACAACCGGTTTGCCGATTTTCGTAATCATCTTGTGCATGAATTCACGATAACTAGCTTCAGCACCTGCGACACTGGCTAGAACATAGCGGTCGATTAAGTGTTGGTCCGGCTCACGAATATCAGGCTCCCCAACACGGAGGCTGGCCGACTTGCTCCTCGTAATAGACCGATAGAGAGACCGCTGACTTTCGGTCATCTTGTAAGCAGTTCCATAATGACCAGTGTGGCGAGGCACGGCTTTGTTGAGATCCCAATCATGCTTCATGAGGAAGTCAAGCTTGGACTTGATGAACTCAACTGCCCGCTGGTGAGCAGCAGCTTTGTATTCGCCGAGATGACTCTCAAGAACCTTGATCAACGAGGATGAATCAGCAAACTTTGCACCCATCTCTTTGGCTGCGACCTCTTTGGCTTCGGCACGCTTGGTGGTCATCTTGACGATCTTGTCCTTCAAGGCTTTCAGGTCATCTGCTACTGGTTTCCAGTTAGCTAGAACGTCCTTGCCGGCTTTAATGACAGGGGCCATATTCGGCTTGTTCATCTTCTCGACCTTGAGGAGAATCTTCTCGAACTTGCTAAGACCTTGGAATGAATCGCTCGGCCATGCATAATACAGGTCGGAGATGTCATCGTCGCGGTTTTGCGCACCGTCACCGGCATGCATAACTTTGAGAATTAGATTGCGACCAATCTCGGTCTCCTTTCCGAAGACACGGCGAGCCTGGCTGCCGAGATCCTGATACACAGGATTCGGAATCTCTCCGGCTTTCTTATAGGCAGCAATAGCGTGCACAATTTCGCCATAGGTCGTCATGCGACCCAGGTTCTCGGTTACAAATTCGGCAAATGTTTTCATCGGACACTAAACTTAATATCGTTCGGGTATTCCCTACCCGCAGAGTTTCGCATTTCCACCTTATACCTCTTGTATTGGTTTGTACACAGAATCATTATCGATTTTGACTTTTTGCTAGGGTAACGAATTTCTTCGATCCTGATATTCGATGCAAGTTTTGTGAGCATCGCTCTATCTAGCCAAAATACTTCCCATCCAAATGACTTCTTTCGTACGTAGAAATAGTTCATGCCCCAGGCCTGCTCAAAGAGAGCTTTGATTTTGGCTAGATCCGGCCTACCACCTGTAGGAATATTTTCACGGTTATTAGCATTCTCGATGCTACCACGGCGTTCGTCAAACCCATCTTGGACTTTGGCTAGATCTACGCCGAAGGCCTGCAGAAACTTGGCGCCGTCTGATCTAGGCTGAAGATTGCCGTGCTTATCAAATAGAGTGCCACCGCCAGGGAAAGCGGAGAAGGTAATACCGTTGACGTCTTTCAGGCTAACGAACCACTTGTGGTTATTCTCATCCGTGAGAATAATATCGCCGATAACTTCACCTAGGCGCTCTAGAGGAATCCCAGTTTTGCGGGTGCTTCCCTTGCGCTGTTCAACCTTAGAGATCTCTACCTGCTCGAATCCATCGTGAGCGTTGTTGAGTTGTTCAATTAGTTTGTGGAACTCCGTAGTTCCGCCTCTTGTATGAAATGCTGCCGCTAGGCTATTGGTAGTAACAACTTCAAAGTTTTCACCCTTGTTGGCTCCCCGCGCAATAACCACATCATACATTTGGTTGGTTAGTTCGAAAGAATAGCTAGAGTATTTAGAACTGTTAGGAGATACTGGGTTAAATTTGAGATGGCTGATAGCACCACCGAAGGTCTTCTCCAAGATGCCTTTGAGATCAGCCTTTAGTTTGTCTGAGGTGTCGTCATGTTTATTGATGAGCTGGAGACGATACTCTCTCATGCTTTTAATGTTCTTGCCTGGTTTACCAGCAATTGCTTTAGGACCTACTTGAAAGTTGTAGGCCTTAACTGCTTCTGTCAATGCTGCGCCTACAACTTTGTAGTCCATATATTCCTTGCCTCAGTTCATGTGGTATTTATCGTCCATAAAAAGCAAAGCCCGCCAGAACAATCTAGCGGGCTTCACAAGTGTGTTTTGGAAGGTATATTAGCCTTCGAGATATTGCGCAGTAGACTGGGCAGCAATCTCTTCCAGTTGCTGAACCTCTTCAGGGCTAGCGTGCTTGCGGAAGATGTTGACCAAAGTTTCGGCAATGCCAGACGGATCAGACATATTCGCCTGGCGGAAAGCGTCCAAGAACAGATCAGTGGTGACAATCTGGGTGTTCTGGCCGTCGTTAAGAATGAGTTGGCTCATGCGTGCTCCTACAAATCAAGACTGTCTGGAAAGACAGCGTAGTGGGTTGGGTTAAAGAAAGGTCCGTACCACGGAGTGGTAGTCAGGGCCCAGGCCTCATCAAGAGAATCCCAATACCCTACGGTTCTGACGGTTTGGCGGGGGAACATCTCGTCCCCTGGTTGAGTAAGGGTGGAACGATCAAGAGTTCCTTTTAGGAGGAGAACGCCGGCATTTTTGGGATTACGGCCATCTTCAAGCGGCGTCTCAATTGGAATCCAAATCAACTGGCAAAGTCCTTAGCCAGCTTGATAACGCCTGTAACTAAGCTTTTACCAAGGAAGAGAACCAGACACACTGGCCAAAGCGCGGCAAGCGCGAAAGCTTTGTCACCTGGCCACGGATTCGTCCAACTGGACGTCACGCTAGCGAATGCCATGAGGGCCACGAAGATGTAAAGCACCGTGCCTGATGACAAAAATAGTAGGGCTACTTCGTTCAATATGCACTCCCATCCAGATTCCAAACCCGGCCGTTGTAGCTGATGCGGGCGAAAGGCGTCATGCCTCTGCGGAGGATCCCATCGGGCCAAGTCGAAGCGCCTTCGTAAGAGGCGTCACGTTCGGCTTCGAAGATTTCGACAGCTTCTTTCACAGTGTGAACCAGATGAGTGGTCCGACCAATTTCGAGGAACATAATCTCTCTCCAGGTTATATTCCTATAATACAATACCGGCATATTATGTACACCGCTAAATACGAAAATAGCGGCCGAAGCCGCTATTTTCTCGATACGTGAGCGAGTGGAACCTCCACCATTTGTCTCGCCACTTCCTTAGTTCAAAACTCTTGCCTCTAGCCCGAAGGCTGGACACGTATCATGTGTGCACTTATTTATACACTGGAGCACGGATTTTCCAGATTAAAGTTTCGTTATTTAACCAACACTGGGCCAGTATGCAAGAAGAACTCAGGGGTGTTTCCATCAAAAGCGCCTCCGAGATTGAGGAACTTTTTCATCGCGTGTGCTGTATCATGATGGTTATGTGAACTGATGACTTGCTTGGTGTTGTTCTCGAAGACATCAAAGACTCCATCATTCTCATGAGTCACAGAATAGTTGATAGGATTACGCTTCATTACTTAAAGTCTCCAAAACGATTAGCGAACTTACTCTTAGGTTTCTTCCGATCAAAGTCTTGTTGACCGAATTCAGTTTTATCCATCAGCGGTTTATCTTCAGTGCTTGCCTCTTCTTGATCAATATCAAACAGTCTCATCTTAGATTTGTCAACACCGACCACAAATCTCTTGTAGAAGTTGATGTCGTTGTAACGGTTCTTCAGCTGCTTGAACATGATCTGACCAAGTTCAGCGAGTTGCTCGGATTGAGACATAGCAATCATAAAGTCGGCCGTGGCCGGTAGACCAAATGACTCAGAGGTATCAGTCAGTTCAGGATCGGAACTAGCGAAGCCAGTGCGGTTGATCTGGGTGGCAGTAATGATCGGAACGTTGAACTCGACAGCCAGACCACGAAGCTCCTCAGCGATGGCCTTGATCATCGTGTAGGAGTTAACGTTGGCTCCGGCCTTGATACGCGAGCTGGTGCAGATGTTCAGATAGTCAATGTAGATGACGTCAGGAACAAAGTTCCGCTTCATCTTCAGCTCATTCAGCAGGTGTCTGAAGTTTGCAGACCCTGCCGAGGCCGTAGGATACTCCTTGACGACAAGCTTGCCGACGGTTTTGGACTTGATGCGTGCGATCTTACGGTCGAACGTCTCTTTGTCCATGAGGAGCATCTCCTGAATAGGAGTGTTCATCAGGTTGGCATCGATACGCTCGGCGATCTTCTCCTCAGACATCTCCATCGTGATGTAGAGGACATTTTTGCCAAGCATCAGGTTGGCTGCGGCCATGTGACACATGGCCAAGGACTTACCAACACCTGTACCGGCCAAGAGGACGGACAGAGACTTCGGAGGCAGACCACCGCCTGTGATCTTGTTCAGCAGTTCAATGTCGAACGGTAGACGGGAGTCATGCCGATGATAGAACTCGAAGCGCTCATCCGCATCCTCAATGAAGTCGTGACCGATCTGAGAGTCGAACGAAATACCCAGTGCGTCCTGCAAGATCTTAGGAATAGCAGACCTAGGAATCTGCGTCTGATTGTCATCCATGATCTTGATGGACTCTAGGACAGCATTGTAGAGTGCCTTGTCTTGACAGAACTTCTCGGTGTTATCCACCAACCAGTTCATGTTAGTCATAGCATCAGGAGCTAGTTCATCGATCGTCTTTTCAACGTTCGAGTAAACATCTCCCGAGATGCTGTCTTTGAGTTGCAGGTCGACTTTAAGAGCTTCCTTTGACGGAGCTCTATTGTATTTGGTAATGTAATCGTGGATCAGCTCGAAGATTACTTTGTCAGATGTGTCTGAAAAGTAATCCCTCTGGATGAACGGAAACACCTTACGCAGGTAATCCTCGTTCGAAACCAGGTTGCTGAATATGACGTGTTCTAGTTTCATGTGGTCCTTTGAATGGAATAGACAGTCCTAGGACGAACTTCCAAACCGTATTGCTTAAGGAGCGCCTGAACATCCTCATACACTTGGCTTGGAATCATGTCGAAAGTGACGTCCTGCGCAGCAGCAGTCACTTTGTCCTGTGATGTAGCGTAGACAATTGCGGGTTCACTCTTTCTTTTAATCTCAAGAGTCTCGGTCAGCGTGACTTTGAAAGGCTTATGGCCTTTCCCAACTGCTAGTTTCTTCAGGCTGTCGCCCGAGGCTAGGATGCGACCTAGATCCTCGGGCTTAACATGGGCAGCCTTACCCCACGACTCCTCCGTCCGGTTGAACGTCTCGAACATCATCATCTCCATCATCAAGGTTAAAGTGAGGATCCGCCTCACCATCGTCAGTATCGCCGTACGAGAATTTCTGGCGGGCTGCATCTTCCAGCCTAGCCATGATCTCTGGGGTGTAGTACTTTTCAGGGTTGTCGTTGATCTCCTTGCCAAAGACCTTGCGGCCATCCGGCAGTTCAAAGCGGGTCGAAACTTTCTTGAAGATCTTGAACTCTTCTGCCAAGTCCAGCAGGCCATAGAAACGGTCGAGGCCAGTCTTGTAGCTGAGGCGCAGACGAACCTCGGAGTTTTCCTTCGAGAGACGGCTCTTCAGCATCTTGACCCTGATGAAGTTACCGACAACCTCAGTGCCGTCTTTGTCTTTGGCCTTGCCAAGAACTGCGATAGAGGATGCCGAGTATTTCAGGCCGGAACCACCGGCAACTTCATTGGTGGGATACATGGAACCCATTGCCGCATACACGTGGTTCGTTACAACCATTGGGATGCCAGCACGGGCCAGTTTGAGGGTAAGGATACGGAAAGCGGCCTTGATGACGGCAGGCCGCGTCATGTCTTTGGTCTCTTTGCCCTCGGCGGAGTCCTCAACTTCCTTAGTCGTAGAGAGCATGCCGAGAGAGTCAAGGACCATCAGCATTTTAGGACGCTTGGCTTTCGGGGTTTCAATGTACTTGTCAACCAGCCTGATTGCGTGGTGACGGAACTTTTGAACTGTATCAGGTTCAGCCAGGATGACCCGGCGAGTATCGATGCCACGCTCTTCCATCATCTCGCGGGTGATAGCGGCTTCGGTATCGTAGTAGATGACCCCGGCTTGGGGATCGGCTTCGAGGAAGTTCTTCACCATACCGAGGGCGATGAACGTTTTACCGGTGGAGTTTTCACCGGCAAGTCCTGTGATTTTGTTGGAGGCCAAACCACCATAAAGGGAGCCTGAAAGGACTGCGTTAAGCATGTAGCAGCCGGTGTCGACATAACCCTCAAACTCAGCGGCACCAAGGCCGTCTGCAACGATGGACGTGTCGGCGTCCTTCACGGACTCAGCGAGTCCACGGAAGAAGTCAGTCATGATTGTATGTTCCTAGCTAAAAAATGAATCGAGTGTATACGTTTTTTGGGGCGTCCATCCGATGACATCTGTGACCAATTTCATTGGATCGATGAATGTCTTTTGGAATTGTATATCCCGATCTATGTATGAGTCCAGACCCAGCTCTGGTGGCAGATTGCCAGGGGTAGAAATTACGTTTACGTTAAGAGGATTGGGTTTCTTCAGATATGAATATTTGATCTTGTCACCGTTGTAAAGGGTTGGCAACTGATCATCAAGACCTTTCTTAGAGATTGCATGGTTCCACATGATGGCACCCTTCACATGCATGGGTGTTCCACTCTTGAAGATAGTGGCAGGATCTACCCATTTGTCCATGTCAGAAATACCACGGGGAGAGGCAACCTCTTCAAATGGTAGTTCCATGAACTGTGAATAGAAGTCATCGATATAACTGTGCAGCTCATCTTCGGGCTTGGTCAGGATTAGTTTGAAGCATTCCTTCATGGCCTTCTTGCATACGCCTGGGGTTGAGGACTTCACAACCTCGAGACCGGTAATCTTGATCTCAGGCTCTTCATAACGAATGCCCTCATTATCCCAGACGTAAAGGATGTAGCGCTTCTTGGCAACCCAGATGCCCTTGGAAGCGATGGACTCACGCTTCATGACTAGCTTGGTGGCGTCGAAGGCGTTAGTATAGATGCCTTGCTGCTCGAACGACTTGTTGATCACATCTTGGAGTTTGGTCTTGCAAACCTTATCCAACATGTCAGTGATTGCTCCATCATCCATACCCTGACAGAACTTCTCGACGAACTTGTCAAGTGTGATGTAGGCAGAGTCAGTATCAGAAGCAATGACGAAGTCGAGACCCTCAGTCTCGAGCACCTTGTTCAGATACTTATTGATGTCCTTCTGGACCCACTGAATGGTCAGCTGGCCAGTTGTGGTAATAGCCTCGGCATTGATCAGTGAGAACCAACGACAATACTTGTTGGCGATAGAACCATAGAAGGCGTTGATCTGGATCTTCTTGGACAACTGAAGCGCATGATACCGGCTGATAAGGATAGCCTGAGCCGGATCCTTCGTCTTGGCATATTCCTTCTTGGCTTCCTTGAGCTTAGCCTGATAGATCTTACGTTGATCGTACTTCTGCTGCATCAGTTCGGCCATAAAGCCGATCTTCTTCTTAGAATACAGGGCCATGTTAGCTGTGATGCAGACGTCGTCTTCTCTAAGTGCGTCTTGATACCGCTGGTTCAGCTTACCATTCATGATTTCGACGACCTTAGCATTGGTCATCTCTAGATCATCTTCCTCTTCGAGTTGCTCGATGAAGGTATCCGGGCCGATGTTATAGGCCATGATGAGAGACGGATATAGCGAGTTCAAGTCGAAGGACACAACCCACTTGGACATGCCAAGCACAGGTTCCTTGACATAACCGCCGACAATCGTCTTCTCTTGATGCTTCGGACGGAACTGCGGGACCACGATGTTACGGCCCAGGAGGAAGTTCGAGATGATGACGTCCCATGGCTTCACGGTCGCCAGAGTGTCATTGTAGTTCACCTTGGCATCATAGGCGAAGGCCTCGACCATCGCGATGAATCCGAGTTTAGCCTCGAGACGCTCGACAAGGAGGACGTCTTTTAGGTTGTAGTCATAGTAAAGGGTTGGATTTCTTTCGTACAGATCATCCAGACCTTTATAGTTTGACGTGTCGGTCTTACCTTCCTTCAACTCAACCTGAGAGATATACTCAAGGGTAAACGACTCTTGGTTCTTAAAGCTGAACTTCTTGTAGAGAGGCAAATAGTCCATACAAGACACGCCGACAGGTCGGAAGGCCATTTGTGTACGGCCGCGAGCCAGAACTTCGTACTCCTCAAGGATGCGCCATGGGCTCAACATCTTGGCAATGGATGGGCCCAAGATCTTAGTGATCCGGTTTACCAGATACGGAACGTCGAAGAACTCGATGTTCCAACCGGTGAGAATGTCAGGAGTCATCTCCTCACCATCCCATAGTTCAATGAAGGCAGCCAGCAGGGATGCTTCGTCCACACACTTGAAATACGTGACAGTCTTATCCTTCGGCCGATAATCCTTCAGACCGAACATATAGGTCGGGCCACCGAACTTCTTCATGGTGATAGCCGTGATCGGGTGAGAAGCCTTAGCAATGTCTGGGAAACCCTTCTTGCCATCATCAGACATGGTCTTGGTCTCAATGTCGAGACCGACCACGGAGATTAGCTGTGGGTCAAAGTTGATCTCGCCGTAAAACTCGTCATTGATGTACGAGTAGGCAAACTTGTCTTGACCGAATATCTCGAAGTTCTGAACTTCTTTGTAGTCATAGATGAAAGTTTTGGCTTCCTTGATGGAATCAAAATCCATCCGCTTGACTGGCTTCCCATCAAGGGTGCGGTACTTAGACTCGCCCTTTGTGGGAACGAAAAGATAAGGCTTGTATTGGACTTTGCGCATGAAGCGCTTACCATTCTGATAACCTCTAACGAGAAGGTCACCATTCTTGGCCTGGTCTACTGCCGTGTAAAAATAGGGTTCTGTCATTAGGTCTCCATTCCTATTCTCACATATTACACTGGCGAGATAATAGTGTACACATAGAAAAGGACCCAATGCGGGTCCAGATCTTTAGTAATTTGTAATGATTATGTGTTGATGCTGAGCAGGATCGATCGAATCCTGTAAAGATTAAATAGAAATTCAGCTTGCGTCAGTACAGTCAGAGTACTGTCGTTGTTTCCAATAGAATGCGCAAGCTCGTTATCACCTGTAAGCATCAAGGTATTGGCGAACTGCTGGTTCCAAGCCAGAGCATCATAAGCCCTCTTAATAAGATTCTGGTAACCGGCCGATTGCCTGTTGTACGGTTTGCCTTGCCAATAAAGCGTCTGCGTCTCTTGCCACCTCTTAGTGAAAGCCTGACCTTCTTTCCAAGCCTCAACCCCAGACATAGCCCTGAGCGAGGCAGATCCGCCAACAGTGTTACACTTCAGAGACTGGAGGAACCCCTCCATTGAGGCACATCGAAACCCGTCTAGATCAAATTGATGCGGATATAGGTTCGACAGCTTCTTACCAGAGCCATCAGATCTAAAAGAGCACTCGATGATTTTATTCATCGAGCTTCGTACTCAACCATCTCTGGGCCATTGGATGCACGACAGCGAGCGCCGTCGTTGGTAAAATCGCAGAATCCAAATGCCGGTTCGCGATTAGAGCCTTCAACTTGAACTCCAGAGACTTCAGCAGTTTGCCCCTGACGGTCCTGGGTATGGAAGGTAATTTGAGCCGAATCCGTAAAGGAGAACGTGACCCGGTTCCGCTCCTTGATCAGAACACAAGGAGCGGAACCGGAACCGTTGGCATTGGAGCGGCTACAATTCCACAGCAGCCCCTCATCGGAGATATCAAGGCCCGGCTCTTGGACCTGTTCAACTTGCTGAACAAGAGGTGTATTAGCGGGGTCTACTGACTTTAGCCAAACCGCTGCACTAATGCAGACGATACCGATGATAACGTATGTAGAGGTTTTCATTGGCTTAGCCCTCGCTATTCAGCCGTTGGATGAACCAGGGCCGCGCCTTGTTGGCAACAGGGCCACCGAGCTTCTTAGAGTCAAAGCCGTTGGCCTCGATTGTGTCAGTTTCTTCCTTGACGATGTCGTTGAAGACCCAACGGATGAAATCACCCATGGAACTCATCTCGAACGGCTTCTGTTGCTCGTTGATAAGGTTTTGGATACCTTGTTCCAGTCGAGCTTCAGTTACAACAGAGTCGATGAAATCCTGCTGCTTCTTGTAGGCCTCAACGTCAACCGGAGCCAGCGTCTTGACCTTGGAGACGGAGTGCTTTTCGCCCTTCACCTTGAACCAGTTACGGCTGGAGGTGAAGCCAGGCTCTTCACAGTGCCAGACAATACCTTCACCGATACCACTGTTCCCGAAGAACTTGGCAGCAGGGCACTCAGCCTCAACCATCTCGGTCAACTCGATGAGCTTGGGCTGAGACAGTTGGGGGTGGTTGAAGTCGATATCAATGGTCCAAGAACCAAACTGATGGACATTGTAGATGCCGGCATCTTTGTCTTCGTATTGGATGTTTTGAACCGGAATCCACACGCCTTCGGAGCCGTCATCATCAGTCTCGTAGATGACCTTGATGCCGAATACCACAAACATCTTGGGAAGGCCGGAGATGCCGACTCCCTTCTGAATGTTTCCGCCGCACCATTCGCCATAGATGCAAATAAACTTGACTGAGTCAAGATCTTCAATCTGCAGCATGGCAGTTGCGAACAGCGTATCGACGCTGTCCTGATTGGCTTGCATGTGTGCCATGAAGCCAGCATTGTCAGCTTCAAGAGTCAGAACACGCTCACGGGACTGGTAGATGAAGTCAGTCCCGGTACGATCCAGAACGATACCGGCATTTGTGCCGTGCAGCTTCACCGTGCCAACAAACCGAAGGGTCGGAATGGGCTTAGTGGGATCGAAAATGGGCTCACCCGTGTCAT